AGATGCAGCTTCACCTTGAACAATGCCATCTTCTGATATTTTAGAAGCAAGATCAGCAAAAGCTCTAACTACTTGTGGATGGTTTCCTAATACAGATCCATCGGCAAGTTTTGTATCACGTAGAAAATCTGCACCAAAAGTATTAGTCGCAAGATTTCTAGCTTGAGCTATTTTTAAATCATAAGCTGGTCCATACTCTTTTCTAAGTTCGGCTTCAGCTTCTGCTCTAGCAGCTTCTTCATTAACTTTTGCTGCTTGTTCAGATTGTTCGGCTATTGAATTATAATAATTAATAATTCCTTCAGCTTGTTTTGGTAATAAACCTAACTTATGTGCTTCTTCAGAAAAAGCTTTTAGCGTACTTTCTTCAAGCTTTGTTTCTTTAGGCAAGTTATATTTATAACCATCAGGTGTTTCTGGTCTACCTAGCCTATCATAGACAGCTTTCCAATCTTCATCGGTAGCCATTTTATTAGGTACTGGTATTTTATCTGCACCTACTAATTTTTGTGAGTGCAAATAAGATTTTACAAAATCATTCATGTTTGAAAAATTCTGTAAAGATTTTTCTTCTTTATAATCCTCAGGAATAAGAGATTGAAAATCTACTTGTTGTTCTTGAGTTGGTTGCGATTGATCTAATACTGTAGCTTCTTGCTGAGTATCAGATTGCGCATTTGCAGTTGTCTGATCCATAGTTTACTCCTTCTTTGAGATCATCGCTTTTATGAAAAGAAGAACTGATCTTTGACCTTCCATAAATGCGGTTTCTGTTGTGCTGTCTTTACTAAACGTAGTTACGTTATAGTGACATCGTTTTTCTAAATCTGAGATGACTTGAGCGCCTTCATCAGATCCAAAGACTATTTTGTAATGTTTTATTAAGTCTTTTAATTTATTGTTGTTTGCCATTTATTGCTTGCACTAGAGGCGCAGCATTTTTTGCTTGTTCAGATTGCATCATTTCTTGTTGCATCTGTGCTTGAGCAGCTTGTAGTTCTTGACGGTCTGCTCTAAGTTGTTCGACTTGTTGGTCAGATTTAATCATCTTCGCTGGTAAGCCTAAAATATTTATAATTTGTTTAACCAAACCATTCTCATCAATATAGTCAGTGACTGGTGCTATTTGAGAAATAGATCCAAATAATTCTAATCCTCTCATAATACTTTCTAATTGAGATCCTTTTTGCGCTATAGCTACTGGAGATACATATTCAATATCAACTTCTTGATTAGTTAAAACTTCAGGAGCTGGTAAGAATTGTTTGTTTCTCAACATGATATTAAACACTCTTATAATTAGAGGCTGTAATAATTCTTGTTGAAGTCTTCCTATTACTGGACCTAAAATTTTCATCTTCTCTTGATTACGTTGCATTACTTCAGTCGCTGTCATTGTTCTATTTTCTTGAATTAACAGCTGGTCGACATGAAATGTACGTGAGATAGCTCTTCGTCTTTGATCTTCCATATTAAGACCTAACGGATTGTTAGCTCCAATATTCAAAGGCTCAATTCTATCTCTTGAACCAGATCGATAATAATTTAATGATCCAGGAGCAGTTCTGATTGGCAATATCATTGCATCATCAGGTACCAACAAAGGAGGATCCACTTGCTTTTGCGCAGCCTTCATTGATACTTCCACCATTTTATTTAAGACTTTAACGTCTGGTAGGCTGTTCATTCCTGGCGATCTGCCATAGATTTCGTTAGATGCTTTTAAGTATCTTGGAACGACATAAGGAAATTCTCTAAACCCACCGATGGAAATTATGTGACCAGTTTCATATTCCATATAAATGGATTGAAACGGCATATTTTGTTTATCTAATTTTTTAGGATCAAATATATTTCTTGGTTTAACAACGTGTACCATCTCAACGTCATCAAACGGTGTCTTTTGAAACTTAACTAATAAGTCTCTACTTAACTTATCTTTACCAAATCGATCAAATGCTGCCTTAGCAGTCATTTTGAATTTTCTATAAATTGTATCTACAAATCCTCTTTCATCTTCAGTGATATAAATCTCTTTGATGTGTCTAGCAGAGAACCTAATAATATCGTCTTGGTCTTCTTCTATAAATAAGCAAGAAGTTCCAAAAGCAATTAGATCGTGATAATTTTCGAATATCTCAGTTTGAAAGTTTGATCTAGCAAAAGCAATGTACATTTTATCCATCGCATCTTCCAACCATTCTTTAGCTTCATCGCTATCATTTAATAACGCTTCTTTGTATCTAAGTTGAAACCATCTGTTAGCCTGAGAGGTTAGCATACCGTGCAAAGAACTAGCTAATAATTCTAAGCTATGTACTGCTGTACTATCGTAGATTTGAACGTTTCTTTTATCTCCTCTACTTCTTTCTCTATTAACATCTGACTTTCTTGGAAGCATGTAATCAGCTACTTCTTGCCAATGACTTTCCCAGTTTTGTCTTTTAGATTGTAGACGTGATAAATTATCTTTTAACTCTTTTGCGAGTTGTCGAAATTCTTGTGTTTGCATATTAACCTAGTAAAATTTTTTTAGATAATGTTAGCTCTTCTTCTGGAACATTTAAGATAGTTGCTCTTCTACCTTGTCTTTTAATTCTTAATAATCTTTCTGCTTCTGTCTCTTCAGGCATTTCGATATTCGTAGGTCCATCAGGTGCAGCGTCAACAGCTGACATTTGAGTTTCTGCTGTTAGGTTTCCAGTTTGCTTAGCAACTTCAATACCTTTAGGATTATCATCTCTTCCACCACCAGTATTCATTTTAGGAGGTGCTTTATAATCTATTTTTTCTTTAGCTTCGTCATAACCATAAACATCGCCTGACTTACTTTTTCTATTTCTTTTAGGATCAAATGCTTCTGTAATACCTCTAACAATAGCTCCAGTTACACCGCCACCTTTAACAAAATTTTTGATTGCTGTACTAGCTTCGTTTCTTCTTGATGCTTTCTTTGCATCTCTTTTAGTTCCATAAGAACCATCTGATTTTCTTCCAGCTGGTCCTGATCCACCAGTTGATGCACTACTACTAAATCCACCCATACTAGCCTCCTAATAAAGTTTTTTGATTAATGTTTTCGTCTTCAATATCGTTAAGACCTTGACCGCTAGTTAGAATAGTAGATCGTCTACCTTTTCTTTTTTTATTTTGCTCTTCTAATAATCTTCTTTGCTCTAACTCTCTTTGCTCATCTTCAAAAGATGGAGTGTCATCAATAGGTGGTTGTTCCATTTCTGGAGGATCCATTCCAAATATTTTTGCTATAAAACTCATATTATTTTGTAATCGTTAATTGCTGTTCGTTGTTTAGTTATGTTTGCGTCTTTTAATCCTTCAAATCCAGTTGCCATTACTCTAACAGCATCGCAATAGTGACTGGACCAGGAGTGAACTGGTTTTGTGTTAAACACTCTTTCTTTCTCAGAGTATTTTCTATGATAGTGTCGCAAAGCATTTACAAGGTCTTTGCAATTATCAAGATCAATTCTACATCTCGGCAGCAAAACCTTAACTGCGTGGATGCCATCTTCGAGCGGTGTTTTATTAACCACTCTAAATTTTATACCTAATTGATAAGCTACTTCTCTTCTTGATCGACCGCTTGTGAACTCTGTAACCTCTATATCGTGCGGTGCATAATGCGTTCCGTAAACATAAGGTTTAGATTTAAGAAGCTCTACATAATGTGGTAAAGCTTGGTTTCTGTTTGCATAGCAATCAATAATATTAATGCTATGACCTACTTCTTGGAAAAACACTATTGTAGTGTCATCCTTCCAACCAAGATCAAATGCAGTATGTACTAAATAGCTTGGATCGTACGGTACTGTAGTTATCTTTTTCTTCTCTTCTAGATCAGAAATAATATCACCGTAAATAGAGCCAGGCTGATTGCCAGTAAAACTACATTCAAATTCTTGTTTGAATTTAGCTTCTCCCATAACGGTAAGTGCATTATCCAGTTCTTCAGGATCGATAATTTTGGTTTCAGAAGCCTTAGCTGTATACAAAAACCATTTAGGATCATTTTGAGCTTTTTGATAATAGTCATAAAATATATTGTTCATTGATTGCGGAGTACCCACCATCACCATAAAACCTTTACGGTCGCTTAAAGCTGGCGTAAGTACCTCGTCTATTAGTGATGCTTGTACTTGTGCGGTTTCATCTATAATTACTCCGTCAAGGTAAACACCTCTAATACTGTCAGGATTTTCAGATGATAATAAAGTTATCCTAGATCCATTTATAAAATCACACCTTAATTCTGTTTCGTTGTATTTCGTTCCAGGTATTTTATCGGTGTAAAATTTTAAGAAATCCCAGGCAATGCTTTTAGCTTGCTTATACGTTGGTGCGATATAAGCATACCTTGGATTATAATTTGTATTGGTCAAGCAACATCGAATTAAATGATTAATACAAAGTGTCGACTTGCCAAACCGTCTATGACATAGCAAAACGGCATTTCGATATTTTTCTAATTCATTGTGCAAGTAAGCTTGCTGCTTTCTTGGCGAATAAGGTATTGTAACTTTCATTAGTGTAGAGTTGGTGGATGCTCCATTCCGTGATAGCTCATATTAATTTTACGAAATAAATACTCCGTAAACTCGTGCTTATCCTCTTCGCTATAGAAACCGTGAAAGTTAATTAATAATCCTTCATCCTTTGATGTAAAACTAATTGCTGTTACATCTTTAAATCTGTTAATGATCTTCTTGTCTTTGCTCATGTGTGTTTATTGTTCCTAAGATTTATCGTATTAGACCTGGCGACCACTTTTTGGTATATGGTACCTTCTCTTTTTTTTACAGTTTTTCGCTGTACTTTTAACGATAGTTGTTTGGTAAACGATTGGTTATCTAGAAAACACTTAACTTATTTAAAACTTTGTAACTTGGTATGTCACTTACTAACTTACGAACCTCATGTCGTGTGCGAGACTTTGTTTGTGCTGTCTCTACTAACGGAGTTTGTAACGTCTTTATAATTCTCTTGATCTTGATTGCTCCAAGTAATTTGGATATTTGTATCTTGCTTGATCTCTTGCTTGTCTCCATAAATACCTATTAGTTTAGAAGCCATCCAACGATAGTGATGTAACTTCTCTCGAACAACAGCAATGTTCTTATTGTCTGCAAACTCAAGTTCCTCAATCATCTTATCAAGGAAGGTTTGTGATGCTATCTTACGAGCGGTTAATATTTTCTCTGCGAAATCTTTATCTTCAGCTATCCAATCATAAACTTTAGATAAGCTTGGATTAGCTTTGTCTTGGCAAATCCTCGTTAATGGCTTGCCGTTCATCAGTTCCTTTATAATATTCGAACTTATTTCTGGTGTTAGCTGTAACTTTGTCATAATTAATATTCTTTAAGTTCTTCAAAGATTTGAGCTTACCATCTAGTGTTTTAGGACCAGTAGACCAACCTCCGTGTATTCGACAACGAATAGTACCTTTTTTAGTAAGTATTCCTGATGCTTTACAAGGAAGCTTATTCTGTTTGTTTATTGTTTGACATTGTAAGCGATGTTTATGTCTAGCAGCCATAAGCGGTGTTATGTTTTTAGATTTAAAAAACAAAAAAAAATAAAAAAAAAAAAACGAAAGTGAAAGCGTATTCTTTAAATACGTTGATAAGCGAATTGTAATGCACTCATATAACTATTCAAGAGAAAATTAATTTTTTTAAAAATATTTGAAGATTAAGGTAATTAACTACTAAAACTGTCTAAATAGTCAAATTTTATTTTACCTTTTAATTTATCTACTAGCTTACCTAGGATTGTCAGATACCTATTCTTAATTGTAGTTCTATGATAACCAAAATGTCTTGCTAACTCTGACCATTTGTATTTCTTTGCACGCATCCAAATCATTTCTCTAACCTCTATAGGATTATCTACAATGTCTTTATCAACATACATTAAAACTTCTATTGCAAGCTCCCACCTACTGATTTGTGATGGTGTTGCTCTAAATTTTAATTCTTTTTTATAATAACCAATATCTTTCTTATCATAACTGGTAACTAATAAATCATACATACTTGGCGCTCCAGGATGTTTTGGCTTTGCAATGTAACGTTCAGTTCTTGCAGCATCATCAAAGAGATTAGTTAAATAACTTATTGTGAGTATGTCTTGTTCAATAACTTTATAAATATTATGCAAGGTTACGTTCCTTGAGTAACTTGGTTAGCATCCACGGATATTTTAGATCTGTTGTCTTAATCGTTGTAAGCTCTGTGTCAGGCAAAGTATTTAATGTATCGTAAAGCTCGTGCTGATCTAGCTTGGCAAACTTGTAAACTTTATTTATTTGCTCAGGATCTTTTTTTAAATGCTGTTGTAAGTTGGTCCAACCTTTAGCTGAAGTATAACCTAAAAAACCAATAGACTTTAAGAATGATTTATATCTTGGCAAATCAAACTCAATTCTTCTTGCTGCTTTGTTATCTTCTATTGAAACTAAAGCATCACCTTCAACAACTATTTTAGTTAAGTCAGTTAATATATTTTTAACTTTGTTTACTGGTATCAATAGATCGTTTGCAGTTTGAATATAATTTATAAAAGGTTTTAATGTTTTAACGTTGTACTGACCACACCAATAATTGTACGTTTTAAACTGTTGATCTGTTATTTGTAATTTTAATAATTCTTTATCAGCTAAGTAAAATTTCTGCATAGTCTGCTTTCTCATCAAATGTTAATGTATTAATTTTTGTCATAAAAAGACCTTTACGCTCACACTGCGGAAAATGTTTTACTTGAAATGATGCTAGGAAACTTACCCACTCTTTCCAGCTGCACGTTTGAATTTTGCTGTAACCTGGAGTAATTTTTTGAACGGATACTTTGTAAACTTTTTTATCTTTTTCGTGATACCAAATGATGAAAGCTTTTAGACTAGCCTTCTCAGCTAATCTTTTAATCATTCTATGACCTTTTTTATAATCTTCTCTAGATCCTTTATGACGTGCTGTTTCAGCAAGAAATAATGGCTCATTACAAGCAATGCAGCAAGAAACCTTATCTACATCCATCATAGCAATTCCATCGTGAGAGGCTCTATGAGTGAGCGAATAAGCGGTAAATTTAACGTCTTTGCAGTATATTTCTCTTGCCATAAATAAAAATCATCTAAAATAAGGCTTTTTTGACCTTAAAATGCTTTGTTTTGCTTGTATTTTAATGGTGTAAATAATCAAATTACCGTTAGTCTACAACCTAGATAATATAGTGAACTAATGGTTGACTTTATAGGAATAAATATTATTTATTCTTTATGGAACAAAAATATAAAAACTTAAACATCTCAAAATACTCTCTTAAAAAAAACAAAGACGAAAAAATAACACAAGGTGATTGGCAAGAAGGAGCTTCAGAAATGATTGAAGTTGCTGTTGCTAAATACACTGGATCTCTTTTAGTTGGAGAGATGGCTGTTATTGGTTTGATGTACAAAAACGGAAACATGTACGAAATTTACGGACCAAGAGAAGATGCAATGTTCCACGCTGTAGAAAAAATTAAAGGTAAAAAAAGAGGTGCAGAAGAGTTCCATCAAAAGTTTATGACAGAATGGAATAAAGCAGTTCCTTATATGCCAGGTAGTTTAAAAAGAAAAATTACAGAATTAAATGAAAATAAATTATTAGGTACAGCACTTAAAGCTAGAGGTTACAACGCACCAAAATTTGCAGCAGAAGTAGGTAGAACTAAACAATCTATTTACGGTCAAATTTCTGGTGACAAAGGTATTTCAAAAGAAACAGCTATCGAGTATGGAAAAATTTTAAATGTAGATCCAGTAGATCTTTTATTTGAAAAAAAAACAACTTCCATTTGGGGTACAGTCAACACTTTAAAATATACTTTAACTGATGAAAGTTATGCACCTTGTCAAATTTTTGCATCTACCGAACAAAGCGTAGTTGTACCAAGAGATATTGCTGCACCAAATATTAGAGCAATTAAAGTTGATGCTAGAGGTTCTATGTATCACAACCAAGTTATGTTTTATTATAAAGACAATGCAGCAAATCTAGAAATTAATAATAAACTTTGCGTTGTTGGAATTAAAACAAAAGGTTTTATGGATGAAGAATTAAATCATTACTATTTTGGTTTTTATGAAAATTACAAAGGTCAGAATAATTTATTAAATCCAGATCCTTATGCAAACCCAGATGAAAAAATAATTTTAAAAAATTTTGATTTAGATTTTATTTCACCAATCGTTGCAACAATAGATCCTAAAGCTATTAAAGATAATACTGATGCTCAACAATTTGTACCTGAAGAAGTAAGTATTACTCAACAAAAGCATGATCAACAATTACAAATGCTGCAACAAGAGTATGAAAGAAAAATTGCTAAATTAGAAAAAGAAAAACAAGCTGATTTTGAAAAAGGTCAAAAACTTTTAGATGAATATACTAAGGCTCAAAAAAATTTAGATAAAGAACTTCAAAAAATTTACAAAGCAATAGAAGTTAAACATTACGGAAACGATCAAAGACGAACAAGAATTTTTGAAGATAAATTAAGAACTCAAGCAAGAATACAAAGAGAAAAAGAAATGTCTGATTTAGAGGAGACTTTAAAACGTGCCTAAGCCTAAAAAAAATAATATTAAAGGTGTAGATAAAGCAGAAAAAACACCAGAAATTAAACTGGTTTTTAACAACGAATTACCACAAGGTTTAAATCCTAATTCTGTTTTAACTCCAAAACAGATGAATATATATTTTAATTATTCAGTTAGAACTTTAGGTAATTATAGAACTTATTACTCAGAAGATCAGGAAGTCAAAGTTGGTCCTAAATGGCAAAGAAGAGGAGTTCAGACTATTGTTTATTTAGTTAAAGATGTAATTAGATGCCATGAAGGCTTACCATGGTCAGAACCATATCCCGCTACGTTTGCTAGTGTAAAACCTAGAAAAAACAATAAAAATTAGAACATCTAACACCTTCAAACACCTTCCAACACTAATAAACTTTATTGATACTAAGAGATACAAAGCGATACTACTTAATACTTACCTAACACTTTTAAAAACATTTTAGAGCAAACCAAGGCAGTACAATACCTTAGAACTTTATCGATACCTCCAACGCATTTTAATTTCATGGCAAAAGCCGTCTATGATTTTAAAGAATAAAAAAGTAATTTCAGATCCTTTAACTGAAACTGGTATACCTGATGTTTGTCAGATATTTAATTGGAACCATCACTCACCATCACAAGCAGCATATCCTGACGGAAACTTTGCATACAGATATTGGGTAACACCTCAAGAAGTCAGAAGACAATTTGAAGGTAATGCTAACATGCATGCTGGCGTGGCGATTAACAATGCAATTCAATATCGTTATGCAAATAAAATTTGGAAATTAAATCCATCAACTAAAAAGCTTTCTCCTTACGACCACACTCCTTGCGAACTTGATATAGCTATACAAAAAGTTCAAGAGGAGTTTGATCGTTACAAACCAGTTAATGATAAAGATCATGTAAAATTTCATTGGTATAAAGAAACTATACCGCAAACGATTTCACAGCTTGAAAAAGCTTGTGAACTACTAGGCGTAAAAAACGATGTAATAGCGGAGAACGTTCTGTCCTTTTCTGATCCTCGTTTATTACTTCCTATCATTGGACGTTCTGACTTAGAATATAAACTAAAAGATTTTTCATCGCTTGGTTCTTATAT